GTCAAAAGCGTCGGCGATACCGCAAAGCAGTTCATCACGACCGAGGCCGATCGGCAGCAGTTCGAGTTGGCCCTGCGTGGTGCGGAACTCGAGGTCAAAAAGCTCGCCATGGACGCCGAGGCGAAGCTGTACGAGGATCGGGCTGGGGCTCGGGAGATGTACAAAACCGATTCGGGGTTGCAGAAAATCTTCGCCATGACGTTTCTGGTTGGCTACATCGTCCTGACGTGCGCGATGCTTTATATGGTCGTTGTGTGGCTCGGAGCCAAGGGTATTCAGTTGCCCGAGTGGTCGATTGCGCTGATTTCAACGATCTACGGGGCCATGTCGAGCAAGGTCAATACGATCGTGGATTTTTTATTCGGCTCCAGTAAAGGCTCCCACGACAAAGACGAACAGATGGCTCTGACAGTGCGGGCTATTCCGAGAAAGGATACAGAAAATGCCTAGCAGTGGTATCGCCCAGCCCGAGACGCTTACACTGAGACCCCTGACCGGGGGTATGGTCACGGACAAGTCGTCGCTCCAGATGCCCGCGGGTACGGTACGTAATGCACGCGGTTTCGATATTCGTGCCAATGGCCCCCGGCGCGTCGATGGCCGGGTGAGAATGGTGCCCGAGTCGGTACCATTCTGGTTCCCGACCGAGACGGTCTCGGACGTGGCGAGCTACTGGGGTATGGACGACAAGCAGTTCACGGTGGCGATCACGAACCGGGCGCTTTACAAGGTCGAGTACGCGACGCCGGACGGGTACTACGGGCCGGTGTTTTACCAGCGCAATTACACGGCGAGCGGATACGTGAGCGGCACGGGGGTGATAACGCTCAATACGTACAATGCCGAGACCGAGGGCATTCGCATGGGCGATTACGTCGTGCTGGCCTTGACTCCCACGGTCAAGCGCATCGTAACGGCGGTTCTTGGCTCCACGGTGACAATCGCCACGGGGCTGACGATTGCCGATGGTGCGGCTTTCAATATCTACCGACCGTTCGAGTGTGCCGAGCCGTACTACGTCGATTACGCGGTGTACGCACGGGCGACCATAGCGAACATGATTCTGGTCGATGGTTCTCACGATGGGATTTATTCGTACAATGGTGGGTTCTTGAAGCCTTTTCCGTTGCACTTTCCCGGAACTCCCGACACGGCGGCCTACACCGCTGCCCGGACGGTGATGTACTTCGGGGGTCGTTTGTACTTCGGGTGCGTCGAATTGCTGGGCGCAACGTACCGCCAGAGGCTCGTATGGACTGAGGTTCTGGATCTTCAGGAAACCCCCACTGATGCCTACCAGGATCTCGACGAGACTCCGGGGCAGATTCTCAAACTGGTCGGCCTCGGTTCGCTGGCATTCTGCTACATGAACGACGCGGCGTACTACGGGCGCCAGACTAATCTCGCAGGGCTACCGTATGCGTTTACCAAGCTCGACACGGGCGGTATCGGCCTCGTGGGTCAGCGAGCCGCGTGTCCATTCTTCGACGGCCAGGTGTTTGTTTCGAGCGACGAGATTTACTTCATCACCGCTTCGGGGGGTATTCAGGCCCTGGGAACCCCGGTGATGCTTGGGAGCGTTGACAAGGCGCTTCAGGCCGGTTCGCTTCAGCACACGGTCGTCCGGGTGGATATCGCAAGGCAGCGCATTTTGTTTGGGTTCTCGCTCAATGGCAGTGTTGGAATCGACGCGATTTACGCCTACAACTACGTCACGAAAGCCTGGTCGTACGCGGCCCAAGCACCGGTGACGACTTTCAACGTGGTGAACTTTGCTGATGAAAAAGAATACGACGACTACGGGGCGGGAGATACGTACGCGGTCTATGCCGGAGTTACGTACACGGCTTTCGGTGGTAACTTTGCCGATCGCCAGTTGACGTTCGCCGACACGCTGGGCGATTTGTATGTTCTGAGCGAGGGCACGACTCTGGACGAGCTGGTAAGCGCCTCGAATCAGCCGATTCTGGCCGTAATCGAAACCGGTGACTTCGACCTCGATCAGCCCGATACGGACAAGACGTGCATGGAGCTGCGAGTGAAGATCAACTCGGGCGAGTTTGGTCGCTCGAACCCAGTGGTTTTCACGGTCGCGGGAAGCGTAGATCGTGGTGTGAACTGGAAACCCTGCGGTTCTCTGGCGATACCGCTGACCAAGAGCGAAGGAGCCGCAGGATTCAGGCTTACCGGGGCGCATTTCAGATTCCGGCTCACGAGTGCCAGTGTCGTGGAGCCGTACGAGATCAACGAGATTACCATTCGAGCCGTGCTGCGCGGCGTGGAAGGGAACCGTGGAAACACAACCAGTAATCCGTAGGATCGCCATGGGCAATGGATTTGAGCTATTCGACAAGCTCGCGCGCAACGCTCCTGAGTGGGCCGAGCGAGCCAGTTTCAGCTCCGGCATTACGTTCGTTATATGGGCTCTGAGCGAGAACGCTCACGTGCTGGAGCTTGAATCCGGAGCCGTTCTGCTGACCGATTGGCGACCGGGCCTCAGTGCTCGCGTTCATCCCGTGGTGTGGGGAAAAAAGCTCGCCTGCGACCCCGAGTACCAGCGTTACGTGTTGGCTCTCTTGTTCGATTCCTGTAGAATTAACCGTGTAGAGGCCCTCGTGCCGACCAATGCGCCTGATGGCGTACGTCGCTGGTGTGACAAAGCGGGTTTTGAGCACGAGGGCCTTCTACATAAAGCATGTTCATGGCGCGGTAGCGTGACTGACGGCGATCTGTATGCCGTGACCAGGGAGGTTTAGTATGGGTGGAGGATACACGCCGATCGGTAGTCCGAACGACGTTTCGATGATAAATAGCGGGCAGAACGCGAGTGCACTGAATCTGCTCAATGGCCAGATTGGACAGTACGGCCAGCAGGCCCAGGGTGCTCTGGGCCAGAGTCAGGCGCTCGCGAGCCAAATGAGCGGGTTGTCGGATAATTACAGCAACTTGATCAACCGCATGATCGGCGGCGCAGGTCAGCAGGGCATCACGGGCCAGATCGGGCAACTCGCCCAGGGTTACGACCCGAACGCCGGGTTCCAGCAGTTTCTGAGCCAGCAACCAGCATTGCAGGCGACCGTGGGTCAGATGGCCAATAGCGCCCTCAGCGAATACGGCCAGAACTCCCAGGAACTCGCCCGAGCAACCAGCCAAGCAAGCCTGAGTGACACCGCGGGCCAACTGGCGAGCGCGGGTCTCTTGGGCGCAGGTGCCGGTACGAGCGCCATGACTCAGGCGGCGCTTTTGCCCGAGCTTCAGGCCGCTCAGCAACTCGCACAGATTCGCGCCGGTTACATGCAGAACGTCGGTGGTCAGCTCACGAGTCAGAGCATGGGACAAGCCCAGGGTGCGTACGATGCTCAGCAGCAGACGCAGATGCAGGGTCTTTTGGCTCAATTGCAGGGTCTCTCGGGTGCCGGTGGATTGTTGGGTAACCAGATCCAGGGCCTCGGTGGAGCGGCGTCGATCTACGGCAATGCCGGAAACCAGTACGCTTCGTTGCTCGGAAACGCCTCGAGCGCGTACGCCGGAATGAGCCAGCCTGAATACTGGCAGCCGCAGTACGAAAAAGGTACCAGTGCTTCAGACTGGGTTTCAGCACTTGCACCTATCGCTGGAAGTGTCATAGGGTCGCTTTTACTGCCCGGTGTTGGCACTGCAATAGGTGGGGGTCTCGGTGGGGGACTGGCGGCCTTACTCGGGGGTAATAGCGGAGCACAAAGTACAGCAGATTATACAACGAATAATCCGGGTTACGGAACTGCCAGTCAGTATTCTGGATATTTCAACAACCCCTACTTTGGAAACTAGGAGCACACAATGGCAATAACCACAAGTGGTGGAGTAGGATATGACCAGGGCGCAAGTGTACGGAATATGGGTAACCAGATTCTTAATACAGTTGGCCAGATGGATCAGCGCAAGCAGTTCCAGCAGAAACAGGCTCTCGACGTAGGTGTTCAGCAGTTTATGCAAGCGCTCTCGATGGCCGAGATTTCGGGCGATCCCGAGGATTTCTTCGCTCGCGGCGAGGGCCGTCAGCTACTCGACGGCGTGACCAAAAGTTTCTCAGCCGCCACGGGCAAGCAACTCACTAGCCAGCAAGCCTCGCAGCTGGGTCTCGGTATGGCCGCCGAATACTACGCCAAGAACCCGTCACTGAAATCAAAGTTCGACCAGCAAGCCCGAGCGTACTTCGGCCTGAGCCCCGATCAAGCAACGGTAGTGCCACCGAAGGCGACCACGGATCCTGGGGCCGTACCAGCCCCGAGAGCCGGAGATGAAACCGGGGCGACCCAGGCGAGTGCCGGTGGTGCCACTGGTGCAGGCTTTGCCGGTGGAGTCGATCCCGGAGCAGCCGCTCCAGCTGACCCTGTCCCGAATGTCATTTCCCAAGGTTACAGCGCTGCCCCGGAAGCCCCGGTTTCTACTGCTTACACTGATATGTACGGAGCCCCTCCGGTCGCTATAGCAGCCCCTCCTCAGACCACAGCGGTACAAAATGCTCAGGAACTTGCTCGGCAACAGGCGATTCGTCCTTCTCAGCCGGTAGGTTCTAAACCCCCGGTTGAAGCCCTGAAAGTAACCGGGATGCCAGGTGATCCAACTGCCTTACAAGTGTGGTCGTTGCAGGCTGTTCCCCGTAAAGCTGAGGAGCCAACTCAAGAATACCAGTTGCGTCGTCAGAAATGGGAAAACGATTTTATCAAGCTCAATTCCATGCGTTCGGCATTCGACCCGCTCGATCCGAATCGTAATTACGCGATACCTGGAGGAGCGGTTCAGGCGACTCAACCGGAGCCCGCGGCCCCCTCGAGACAACTGGGTTCACAACGATCTTCGGCATTGCCCGGGAGTCTACAATTCGGCGACGACATGAGAGGTTTGAGTCAGTGGATTTCAGATATGCGTTCGAGCAACCAACCCGGCGATTCTGCCCTGCCCCCGGCTACAATGAGCCGAGTCTCAGACGGTGCTGTCATGGGCATAACTCCAAAGTCCGAACAGATGCTGCAGAGTTTGGCAAGTCCCGGCACAAGCGGTCAAATCAGTGCTACGCCTAAAATCGACTCCAAGATGAAAGCACGCTACCGGGCAGTTCTTGAGGCTTCGGTGACAAAGGTGAAGTCGATTGTCGATGGAGCGATCCAGAGCGCCGCGGCTCGTGCCCCCGGAACCGACATGGCCCCACTGACCCAGCGAGACAAAACCGCGGTCAAAGAACTTCAGGTACGCTCGAAAGCGTACAGCGAAAAACTCGCGGCCCTCGCTCCCGATGAAATGCGCTCGTTGTACCGCGATAGCGTCAAGTGGCTCAATAATGCGACTCCCGAGGAGCTTCAGGCCGCTGGGATGGGCGAGGTTGCCGATAAGCGCCTGACGCGGTATCTGGCCGAGCTGAGCGCTCAGAGCGCCGTGCTCGCGGCTCAGGCCCGAGGCGGTGCCGATCAAGCCACCGCCCAGTGGGGCATGCAGAAAGAGGCTTTCACGCTGGCACAGAATCTCTACAATACCGTTGCGGATATTGCCGCCAAAGAGTTCAAAGGCGACGTAGCGGCGGCGTTCGGAAAGTACAACGATCAGCGCCAGACGTACGAAATGCTGTTGTCCACGGCTCTGAATCAACCGATAACATTTGAGGTCATGCGCAAAGACCCGAACTTTATTCAGAACGCTTGGGCCGCAATGACGAAACAACCGTTCCAGGGAGCAGCAACGGGCCTGACGCTGATGAGTGGTGGCTCGGGTTCCAGCGGTCAGAGCACCACCGGAGCGAGTACCGCCGATAAAGCCGCAATCGAAGACAAGTACTCGTACTGATCCAAGGAGTTCTCATGCCCATAAATATCGCTGGACTACGTGCAGATCCCGAGTTCGCCCAGATGGACTACACGGCCCAGCGTGACACAATGCGCCGGGTATTGCTCAGGAATATCCAAGAGGACGCCCAAGCGCAGAGCCTCAGCACCATGGAGCAGCAGGAGATCGCCGAGCGAGCCTCAGCGAGTTACGTTCCGGTGTTGAAGGCCGCAAAGAGTGCCGAGCTTTCCGATGCTGACCGGGCGCGTTTCGGTCAGTCGCTAGCACCCACGACCGATCCGAACGATGAAACGAAATACGTCCTATGGCTCGCCGAGCGCGCTCGATCCGGTGATGCCAAGGCGTACCAGGCGGGAACGAACTGGTACTTGGGTAAGCGGCTCGTGAACGAAACTCTGGTCGGCAAAGCTCTCATGGCGGGCAAGGACGCCTTTGAGTTCATCGCACAAGGCGACCGCGACTGGGACTTGGGCTTCGACCGCGACACGACCGAAAAGCTTGGCCGGTACGTGCTGGCCCAGCAACCGGGCGGCGAGCAAACGGCATCGTTGGTCAATGTGGCCGCAGGAGCCTCGGGGTTCGCAGAGCTAGTCGCGCTCAATATGGTGTTCGTGGGGTCACTCGCGGCTCCCGGGCTGGTGACAAAGGGCTTGTTTGCATCGGCCAAGGCCGGGGCCTTGAAAGCAGCTCCAGGACTCGCGTACGGCGCATCGAAAGCCTTTGCCAGCTATGGTGTCGAGGCCCTCGGAAGCGCTGGGGTTGACGTACTGCGCTCGTTGCCGGAGCTGATTGCCCAAGGCCAACTTCAGGGCGCAAAGGGCTTCTGGAAAGGCACCTCCGAGACCTTCGGCGAGGGTATCGCGTACGACGTACTGTTCAACGTGATGCAGGACGTGGTACGGGCCGGACTCTTGCCGCTGGGGAAGATTTTCTTCGGCAAGCGCTTCGATCTGGCGAGTCCCGAGACGATCCAGCAGCTCCAGAAAGCCGTCAACGCGAACTCGGATCCGGAGCAACTGAAAACGCTTATGAGCGCGGTCGTTGACAACCGATTCACCAAGGACATGCTGGGACAGCTAGACCCGGATTTCGCCGACAGTCTCGTGGCAACCGCGGGTAACTTGCGCCGACTCGAGGCCATGAAAATCGACAAGTGGGACTCCGACGAGTTCCTGACGCTCTACGGCAAGGCCACCGGGTACGATGTAGAGCCACTGAAGCAGGGCTACCTGATCAAACGCAGTGGTAACACAATCACCTCGAGTGCCTCGAGGCCCGATGCGTTCTCGTGGCTCGGAGCGAATGCAAAAACGACTATCGACATGGACGACTTGGCCCGCGGTTACCGTGGGCAGACTGGCTCCAGCGTAGTCGCCAAGATCCAGGGCCGGCTCGACCCGAACAAGCTCTCTGACGATACCCTGTTGGGAATGTCGGTCGCGCTGCGCGACGGCAAGACTGATACAAAAACCGTTCAGGTCGCTATGCAGAACCTGATCCGGCGCACCGATTCGACGGTTCCGAAAGCAACCATCGACGGCATCAAGGTGTCGAGGGTTTCGGAGCAATCATTCCGTAAGCGCGTGACGAACGTTCCGGCGATGCTCTCAGGGCACCCGAACACGCTGTTGGTGCCTGACACGATGGCCGATCCAACGACTCGAGAGGCGTTCCTGGGCTACATGACCGAGTTCGGCAGAACCAAGGCTCCAGGGTTCCGCAACGTCGAGATCGAATATGCCGAACGCTCGGCAGTCTCGCCCCAGGGCCTCAGTGCCGCGGCGAGCCGTCTGCCCGAGGGCACGATGCTCCAAGAGGGCCAAGCGTGGCGTTTGGCCTACCGCAGTGCCGATGGTTCGCTCGTGCAGCGCACGGTGCAGTCGAACGAAGAAGGCGCCCGAGTACTGGGCGAGGCGCTCACACGCGAAGGCTTGCTCAGTGAGCCCGAGATTCACGACGCAGTGTTGAAAGACTCAGGAGTTTTCGTTGGCCCTGAAACCGGCGAGTTCGGCTCGGTGTACGTCGCCCGCGATATCAAAGGTGGCGAGATCGCCCGCAGCGAATCGCTCGTGGGTGTGTTCGAGCAACGACCCGAATTGTGGCCCCGCTTGCCGGAGCGCCTCGGCCCCGACTTGTACTACCTCGGCGGGGGCAACAGATTCGAGATGCAGCGCACGATCGCCACGGGGCCGTATTCGGATCTCCAGCGGGTGATGAATTCGTTCGGGCGCTCTGAAGTCCCGGCGCAATGGCGCACGATTGAAATGAACGCCGACAAGAAAGTCCGTATTCGCTCGTCGAAGAACGACCCGGCCCGGGCGCAGTACGCAGTGCAGATCGACGGCCTCGGGTTCCAGACAAAGTTCGGGTCGCTCAAAAAGGCCCAGGAGTTCGTCGATGCCGAAATCGGCGGCTGGAACGGGGTGCGCAAAATCGCCAACACCCGCGGTTACGACATGCAGACCGGGCCGAGCAATGAGATCCTGATCCGGGCCGTAGACGGCCAAGGGACGTTCATTGCCAAGAACCTGGACGAAGCCAGCGAGTTCCTACGCAAGGCTCCGGTGGCTGAATCGCACAAGAACCTCATCATGGCCCTGGATGACGAACTCGACGAGGTGCTGGTTCGCAGTGCCCAGGGAGCGCTCGAAAACGACACGACGGCGTTCGCTCGAACGGCAATCAGCTCGCTTGAGGCACAACTCACGGCTCTCGACTCGACGACGATTGCCAGCACACTGAATAATCTGGTCTCACCTGCGTATTCGCAGCTGGAGCGCTTAGGCAAAAAATATGGCATGCCCGATATTCCGGTACTCGCTCGGCAGCTCTCGGCACGGACTCGCACCATGGCGGCACAGACGCTCAATTCGACTCGTGTGATCCGGGCGATCACGAGTCCCGGTGGCAAATTGATCGACCAGAACACGAGTGAAGTACTGGGCCGCATTCTGTCCGAAGGCCCTCAAGGTTGGGACGCTGCGGCCAAGAAGCTCGGCTTCGAACTGAAACCTGAACACACCACGGTTCTGAATGCCACGAAGCTCTATTACGAGCGCCTCGGAAGCGTGTTTGGAATCGACGCATGGCGGTACCTGAGCGACTACGCTCCGAAGCTTCGAGCCGCGGTCGAGAACTACCGGGCCTCTGGCGAGTTTGAGAAAATGACCATGCACCAGCTTATGAGTCGGCAGTTCGGCTCGAATTGGCGCAACGTTCCCGAACTAAAGTTCTTCGCCCAGCACACGAGACTGGACAACTTTCTCGATGCTACCCGTAACCGTATGGGTATTGTGGATCAGATGGTTCACTACACCGAAGAGGGCTATAGCGAACAGTACCTCGGGGGGTTCCAGCAACAGCTCGCCGATTGGTACAAGAAGCTCTCGAAAGTGCCGATGCAGTCGAGTGACCGCGAACGAATCGTGAGTTTCTACGAGACCGCTCTCGGTGGAGCCAAGGGCGACTACCTGGCCCGCGACATCGCCGAGACCTCGATTGCACTCTCGACCAAACTCAGCGAGGGCGTCAAGGCTCTCAAGGGGGTGTTCCCGAAGGCGTTCGCAAAGCAGATCGACAAACTGGCGGAGAATATCGTAACAACCGACATCCCCGGTAAGCTCTCGGCCATGGTCACGCACGCGACGCTGGGCTTCAGGCCGTTCAGGGCGATCTCGAATCTGTTCCAGTACATGAACACGTTCTCAGTGTTTGGCCATGACGCGATCTCAGACATCGTGGATCTCACTGACAAGCGCGTTCAGCAAATGTTCCGCCAGGGCATTATCCAGGAGAAGGTCTTTGCTTCCAGCGCCAAGGGCATCGGTGAATCGAACAAACTGCTCGAGTTTGGCCTCAAGCCCCAGCAACAGTCCGAGTACCTGACCCGTGCGTGGACTGCCGAGGCGGCCGAAAAGTCGTTTAATCGTGCGTTCGAGCGCCTTTCTGGTGGAGCGCTCAACTGGGATCAGTTTGTCAAGGAATCCAAGCTCTCGCTACTGGATCAGTCGGGCATCGACAAGGTTCTGGAACTGGTCAAGGCCGGGAATCCTGAAGCCGGGCGGACGCTGTTCCAGACCGAATCGGTACGAATCCTAATGTTCGACTATGCCAAGGAAAACTACCCGCTGGCGTTCAAGGGCGTCGTAGGCAAGGCATTCGGGAAGTTCGGGATTTTCCCCGTAGGTCAGGTGGATTTGTATCGTCGCATACTTGGTACTGGTGATGCAAGTGACCGTATTATGCGAACGATTCGCGTAGTCGGCTCGAGCCTCGTAGTGTACAACGCATTCCGGCAGGTCGGAATCGACTACTCGGGCTTTTTGTGGAACGACGCATTCTCATTCAGTGGTGGCCCGATGTTTCAAGCCGGGCAGGATCTTATGAAAATCGGCTCTAGCGGGCCTGAAGGCTCCATGGCCCGACGCGACCTCGCGCGATCGTTCTTGCCCGGTATCGACTCCGACGGTAACTTAACTGTCCCGCGACTGGTCGTTCCCGGGGCCCTCGAGATCAACGCTCTAATCAAGGCCGGACGGCTCTTGTCGGATGATCCGTACAAAGCCGCCCTTACAGCCATGGGCGCTACGACTTCAAAGGACTGGTTGCGCGGGGGTCTGAAAATATGGTAGACAACTCGCGGGGCTCGTCGGGGGCACTCGGGAATAGCTCCCGGTACGTGTTGAACGACAGCACTGCGACGACCGAGACGCCCGAGCGGAGCATCAGCTTCAGTGTCACAGCGAGCGAGTAAAGATCCACACTCAGCTGCGCTTGGGCGATCTGCTCGGTCGAGAAGAGTTGCCCGCGAGTGGTCGTGAGCCTGTGGCCGGGGAGCTCGCGAATCGATCCCAGGTTGTTCAGGTAAACCATCGCGGCCTTGCGTCGGCGCTCCAGGAACTTGGCGATCATCGCGTGACTGAGGCCCGATTGCTGGGCAATTGCACGAGTACTGCGCGGTATGATCCCGTGCTGGTCTCGAATCCAGTAGTAAACCGGTGAGGGGTTATGCGTAACGCCGGGAGCTTTTGATCTCGGAGTCGCGGTGTCAACGCCGCTCATACGCAGGTACTTCCGCAGTGTCCGGGCCGTGATGCCGAGTTTCGCGGCGGCTTCACGCTCCGAGTTCGAGTTCGCGTACACGGCAGCGAGCTGCTCCAGTGTGAGCGATTTTTCTTCCAGTATCGTCGGTCGTCCCGGGCGCTTTGTCTCTACCAGCTCCAGTTCATAGTCGTTCATCGTTCTGCTCCTTGTCGTTGTAGTCGGGCGCGTCAAGCGCCGAGGCGGTCAGCGAGTAGATCTCGCGGCCATTGTGCGTAGTGTAGTCGTATTTTTTGCCATCAAGCATTATCGTAATGCGATCTTCGGACAATAGCTGGGCGATTATCATGTCGAACTCGTTTACTTTGCAACCACGGGCGCTCATGGCTCGCTGGAGTTTCGTGCGCGTGACCGTTCCACGGCGTTCCATGATGCGCCTGGCGGCGTTGAAGAACTGCGAATACGCCGTCATGCCGATGTCCTCGGTGGCGATCTTGGAACCTGTGAGCGTGTAGTCCAGAATCGTCATCGCGTCAGTGATGTTGCGGGCCGAGATCTCGTTTCCAAGGCGATACTCCTGGACTCGCAGTATCATGGCCAGTTTGAGCAACAGCACGTCGTAGCGCGTTGAACCCTGCATTTCGTTGGTCATGTTGTCGAACATGCGGTTTTTCCACTCGATGTACATTTTGTCGAATATCTCGAAAGCCTCTGGTGCCAGCGTGTACTCGCCTTTACAGTTGTGCGCGATCCATGCAAGGCGCTGAGTGACGGCATTGACGGTCGGGTAGTTAGGAAACGCCCTGGGTATCGAATAGACCTTCGTCGGCAGCGCTTGGTAGGCGATTACGAGACGCGACAAGAAGCCACCACCGAGGGCTTCCTCAGGCATCTGGGTCTTGAGGCTCGACGGCGTGGTCGCTCCGATCAGCGTGGCATAAATGCTCTCAAGGGGTTCTTTGCCGCGAGCACGGGTGATCTCGGAATCGCGATCTTTACAATCGTACAGATCCGTAAGCGTGGTCACGAGGTTGATATTGTACTGTTGCTTGTTGAAAAGCATCGTCAGTTCGCTGATGGCAAAGGCAGCCTTGGATCCTTTGTGAACGAACTTGACGCCATTGGTTTCAGGCAGCAAAAAAATCTTGTCCTCTGGCGTCAGTGCCGACAAGATACCGTCACTGGTGGCTTTGCCGGTTATCATCGTGAGGGTTTTTTCGTACGCTTCGATGTTCGACGGTAACAAATCTGGAACCGCTTCGACCATCGACTTGCCGATGTCGAGCGCGGTGCTCTTGCGGCAGAGCGCCGGAGGAGCCACGGTCAGAACGTACAAATTGGGCCAGAGTTTCCCTGGGTACCACTGGAGCCATGCGTGGCGGTTGAGGATCGTCGAGATCGTCCACGCGGCTCCCCAAAACAGAAACAGCGTCGGCGATTCCATACCGCGGGCCAGGTTCACGTAGTCGGTGATGAATCCGGGTTCGGGCAGCAGCGCGTCCATTCGATCCAGGAGGTATTCGACGGTTTCAGGCTCGATGAAGGCTTGCGGGGTGCCCTCGAGTGCCCGGGCCTTGTCGATGTCGTAGTTGTAAATCGGGCTTTCAATCTTGGGTACTTCGGTCGGTGTCGGGGCTTCTTGGGGCGTACCGGCGTAGTCGCCACCGGTGTTCGATCCCAGGCCCGCTTTGACCAAGTCACGGCCCTCTTTCTGGGCTTGGAGCTTGGACTGGCGCTTCGGCTCGGGTTTAGCGTTGGCGGCTTTTCGAGCCGCAACAAGGGCTTCGAGCGAATCGACGGGAACCGAACTCGGAGCCGGTGGAGCCGTGGGACTCGCTGGAGTCGTTGCCGCGGCCCTTATGACCGCATTGAGTCCTGTTTCAAAGGCATCGCTCATAGCAGACCTAAGTCCTGGCCCACGGTGGCGTCCACCGGGATCGACCGCGTGAACCCCAGGAACTCAAATGGCCTCGACATTTCCTCGACGATGATCGCTTTGGCCTGCTCGACGTATGCGTCTGGAGCCTCGGCGACGAGTTCGTCGTGGATCTGGAGTATGATGTGGGCGTGTCGGCACTCGGCGCGGAATCGGCGCTCGATTCGAATCATCGCTCGATTGACGAGCGAGGCTCCTGATGACTGGATCATGTGATTCAGGGCTTCTTTCTCAATGTCGCGGTCGTTGTCGAGGAAATACCGGACACGACCGAACGGTGTGCGGGCACAGCGCTTGGAGCGAACTTCGGATCGAATACGTGTGGCCCATGCTGCGTAGTGCTTGTGCGCCTCGAACCACTTGCGGTTCGCCTCGGCGTACTCGCCGAAGGTCATGTTCAGATCCGGGACTTCGAGCATGATCTTGCGGTAAATTGCCGAATCGGAACCACCGTAGCACTTGTTGCCAAAAAAGTCGATCTTCGCGGCGGCTCGGGCCGACTTCCAGCCGGGCGATTCAGGGCCGATACCGAACAGTGTCCGGGTGTTCACGTCGTGCAGATTGAGTCCGTGGGTAAAAACGTCCACGAGTTCCGGCTCGAGCGTCGAATACGCCAACAGCTGGGCCTCAAGGTTCACGTAGTCGGCACTAATGAGCTTGGAGCCGACCGGGGCAATGAAGAACGACCGGATCGGATTACGAATATCGTCGGGGTTCTCGCGGATGCGAGGGAGGTTCATTAGGTTTGGGTTTGTCGCAGCCAAGCGGCCACTTGCCGTTCCGTGTTGCTTCCAATAGGCGTGGATCCGTGAATCGTTCCACGGCTGAAACACCGTGTAGGTCGATAGAAGCTTCCGATAAAGTCCCACTTCGCCCAGCTTTTGCATGAACCCCAGCAGGCGGTCGATGGCGGCCACTTCGTCGGTGCCATCTTTGCGTACCAGTTCCGAGGCGCGTTTGCGGCGATTCACCAGAGCGATCTTGTACGACAGTAGGCCCTCTTTGTCGGTGGCGAGCAGGCCCGATTCGGTTGTTGGTGGAACGAACCCCGGCAGGGTATAGAGTGGCCGCACCGTATCACGCACCACGCGCAGTGCTTCGATGTCACGTTCGATCTGAGTCTGAGGCTTGGGACGAGAGGATTTTTCCAGAGCAGCTTGAGCAGCTAACAAGCGCTTTTCCAGACTTGCGGTTGGCTTTCCGAGCGACTTCTTCTCTTGTACCAGACACTCGATGTCGGAGATCTTGCAGCGCTTGTCCAGAAGTTTCTCGCCTAGAGCTTCGGCTTTGTTTGCGTTCCGCGTGTCGCGTTCGTCGATACGCTTGAACGCCTCGAGCGGTTCGCTGAACAAGAACCAGCGCATTTGCGAAGTCGAGGCGACGTTGAACTCCGAGGGCAACGAGCCGAGTGCGTAAAGCTCCTGAGTGCCGGATTCGATTTTCGCCTCGAGCATCAGCTTGTATTTGCGCACCCGGCCCAGGTCGATGGCGACTCCGTACTGGGTCATTTCCATTACCGGCTCGAGCAGCGGCATAACTTCGTCGTAATAGATCGATTCGAGATTCAGCTCTTTGAGGTCATGGAGCATTGATTCGAGAATCTGGTGCAGAACAACGCAATCGCGCAGGTTGTAGCGGCGCATCTCGAGCTGGTTCAGCTCGAATATCGACACCGAGCGGTTCTTGAACTCTTCTTTCCAGTACGGTGTGCGGCCATGAAGCGAAACGATAAAGCCCAAATCGTGCGGGGTTTCACAATGCAGCGTGTGTGACAACAGCATGGTGTCGTGCTTTACCAAGCGATACGGCACCGGAATGCCAAACGCTCGGAGCCGCGGAACGTCGAAGAACGAGTTCTGGTACACCTGGGGGCAGCTCGAGAACAGTAGCTTGAGGGCGTTCTTGACCCGTTCCCAGTTACCGTTGGTGAACACCGGGGCCGCACCGGTCGTGAGAATCGGCACGCACAGGGCGTCCTCGCTCGAGGTAGCAAGGCCGATGACGACGATTTTACAGTTGTCGAACCCGAGGCCCGAGGTCTCGATATCGATCGCAACGAGCGATTTGCGCTTCACGGCCTGAGCGACGAATTGCTCGATCTGATCAACGCTCGGATCTAGCACGAAACGTTCTTCGAGCTTGCCCTTTGCGGCGCCGCCTTCGCTGGCGATTTTGGCGGCTTTCTTCCAATCGGCGAGCCATTCGACCGTAGCCTTGGCAGTTCCGCCGTTCGAGCGTCTCCAGTTATGAGCCATGACGACCGAGGGATGATAGGTCGGAATGACGGTAATGGCTCGAGAGCCGGGTAGTTCGACTTCCATTAAAGATCCGCGATAAGCCTGGAGCTTACCATCGAGGCCCAGTTGCTTCATTGCGTGCTGGCCCAGGGCGATAACGACTCGCAAACCGCGGTCGTACTGGGCGATCAGTTCGTCGTACAAACCGGCCCGGCAATATCGCATCGCTTCGTTCATTTCGAGCGAGTCTTCGATCGCGTCGGTCGGATGGCAGCACACGGCGTTGGCACAATAGACGTTCGAGCGGCGGATGTCACAGTTGGCGAGGGCCCAGTTGACGAGCTTACCGATCGGCCCTACGAACGGCTTGCCGTCGCGGTTCTCTTCACGACCGGGGGAGCCGCCAACGATGGCGATCGTCGGCCTCAGACCGTCCGCTACCAGCTCTGAATACACGCGCTTGTGGTCGTTGAAGGGGCATATTTTGCATGAAGTTCTCGGACGAGTGTATTGCACAAAGCCCCCCTGTCAGGCGTAGTATTTGTCTGGATGAATGCGGATGAACTCCGCGACGGTGCCGGTGTCGAAGGCGCTGGAGCGCTGATCGAACGCTGATTCGGTGGCCCAGAACGACCCCGCGACAATGGAGCCGCGGGTCAGAGCGTCGTAGATCGCCGAGCGCGATACGTCGAGGTGAGTCGCCGCGGCCCGAACACTTCGGTATACGGCGGTGATCTTGAGCGAGCGGTCGTCCAGGCGCACGAGGCGCTGTTCGGTCGGGGTCACGAGTGGGGCTCCGAGCAGGGCTCTGATTTCGATTCCAGCCCCGCAATTCGGCGCTCTAGATAAAACCGAGCCTTCTTGAGATCTTCAAGTTCACGGCCTTTGTGTGCGGCTCGGGCGATGTACTTGCCCACGTTGAAGAGCAGTGGATCTTTCGGGAACCAGTCTTCGAGCACATCGATGACCTCGAAACGACCGAAGGTGTAGTGGGCGGGGTGGACGACACTGTCCAATTTTTCCTTTCCCCGCACACTGATACTGTCAACAAGCCACCCACTCACAGCAACTGCCAATCGCGACTCGACTCGCAGATGAACTTCGTGACAGCGGCGACCGAGTTGGCCCGCTTCAGGTACAGATACTGCCCGATCGGCTGCATAGTGAGTCGGTCAACCAGCGGCTTCGGCAACACCGGCTCCGGAATCGATTCGACCTCAGGCGGTGAGTACCACAGCTCCGAGAACGCCATCGGCACAAGCGGCTTGATCGTCTGGTACACGATCCACGAGACGAGCGGGAGCCACTGAAGCGAGGGAATATCGCTCAGCACGACCTGAACCATGTAGCCGTAGTCGTGGAGCATTTTGACCAGGATTCCCAGTTCCGAGTCAGTGGAGCTGAAGAGCCCCGTCAAGCGCACGATCTTGCGATTCGGTAACCGGGCCTTGCCGATTGCCTGCAAGACACGCGACAAAAACTCACGATCGGGGCACGAGCGCCCTGAGAACGTC